GTCAAAAGCTGTGGGACTCTGTGTTCAATGACGGTGAGTTGTGGATTTCCCCGCGCACTGATGTTGCTTGGTTGCAGGTTGTGTGTGAGCTGTTGGATCGGCGTGAGGTGTTGAAGCAGGAGTGGATGGCTGACCCGGCTGACCGCAAACTGAATATGTCTTTGCTCGAAACGGAGAAGCTGCTGCAGTCTGGTTTGGGGTTGTTGGGTTTCACGCCTACGGATCGCAGTCGTCTTGGTGTTGCCGAGGTGAAAGCCAAGAGCAAGCTCGAGGAGCTTATGGAGCGTCGCGCTAATCGTGAGGATGCTCGTGGATAGTTGGCCTCCGAAGTGGCTGACTCCTATCCCTGAAGAACAGTTGGCGCGTGGCAGGGTTGAGGAGCCTGTTGCTGATTTTGTTGAGGCGTTTGGGCGTATCACGAAAGACTCGGTTGCGGGTCGTGCGGGTTCGCCTTTGGTGCTCCGTGATTGGCAGAAGCTTCTTCTCGAACATTTGTTCGCATGGGATGACGAGGGCCTGCGTAACCGTATCTCGCTTGTGGGTATGCCGAGGAAGAATGGAAAGTCTGCGCTCGGTGCAGCACTGGGATTGTATTCGCTGATTCTTGGGCCGAAGGGTGCTGAGGTTTATAGCGTTGCTACTGAGAAGGAGCAGGCGCGAATCGTGTTTGCTGACGCCCGGCGCACTGTGGAGGCCTCACCGGAGTTGAGTGCAATCACGAAGTTGTATCGTGACGCTATTGAGTTGCCAAAGTTCAACTCGGTGTATCGAGTGCTATCTGCTGAATCTGTTTCCAAGGAGGGATTGAGTCCAACGGCGGTCATCATGGATGAGGCTCATGGGCTTCCTGACAGGGAACTCTTTGATGTGTTCTCTTTGGCTATGGGTGCTCGTGGAAAGCTTGCAACCCTTATTGCAATCACCACGGCTGGTGTTCGCTCAGATCGCACCGGTAAGGATTCGATTGCTTTCAACTTGTATCAGTACGGTCAACGTGTTGCTCGTGGTGAGGAAACCGACGACTCTTTTTTCATGGCTTGGTGGGAGTCCGAGGGTGACCACCGATTACGGGAAACCTGGGATGAGGCAAACCCTGGGTTCGGTGACCTGAACGCTGAATCCGATTTCGAGTCTGCTATCCGTAGAACACCCGAGGCCGAGTTTCGTATCAAGCGCTGCAATCAGTGGGTGTCGAGTGTTGAAACGTGGCTTCCCGCTGGATCGTGGGATGAGTGCGCTGGTGAGGTAACCCTAACCTCCGATGATGAGATTGTGCTCGGCTTTGACGGTTCTTATAACGGTGACGCTTCGGTCATTGTTGGTGCTGTAGTTCCGAGGGTGGAGGGTGACCCGGTGAAGGTGTTTCTTGTGAAGGCGTGGGAGAAGGATTTGGAGCATGACCCGGATGATTGGCGGGTGGATATTGGTGAGGTGGAGCAGACTGTGATGGATTTCTGTCAGAAGCACACTGTCCGTGAGATTGCGTGTGACCCTTTCCGGTGGCAACGGTCTATGGAGGTGCTGGAGAACAAAGGCCTCCCGGTTGTTTCGTTCCCGCAATCCCCGCAACGCATGATCAAGGCTTGTGCTCGTTTCTATGATGCTGTTGCGGAGAACAAGATTGTGCATGACGGCGACCCGTTGCTGGCCCGCCATATTGGTAACACGGCTGTGAAGTTGACTCCGGCTGGCCCGCATATCAAGAAAGAGAACCCGAACTCACCGAGGAAGATTGACGCGGCTGTGGCTGCGATTCTGGCTCATGACCGCGCCTCCGGTAAGATAGAAGAACAGGTCATTCCTGAGTTTTTCGGTTAGGGGCGAAATGGCTACGAGTGTGCAGGTTGCAGGCATGACCGCTATCACGGTGGGTGCTTTGTTGTTCAGTGTTCCTGCCGGTTTGATTGTTGGTGGGGTTTTCTTGTTGGTTGTCGGCTTCGCATTGGGGAAATAATCCGTGGTTCTTAATAGGCTGTTTGAACAGCGTGCCATTTCTTATCAGACTGTTTTCGAGGCTGGCGATGACCTAGTTTTCGGCAACCTGTCTGACACTTACGTTGACAGCAAGACTGTGTTCCAGGTGAACGCGGTTTATTCCGCTGTGAGTCTTATCGCTGACACGATCAGCACGCTCCCGCTCGATTCTTATATTCGACTGGATGGGCAACGTCGCGCTTTCCGGCCTGCACCGGATTGGGTACGCCAGCCCGACATCGCTCTCCCTCGGACAGCGTTCTACAACTCAGCGATTGTGTCACTGCTCCTCGACGGCAACCTTTTCGTGCGAATCATCCCGGCTCGTGACGGCACGATTGCAAACCTAATCGTGTTGAACCCGAAGACTGTGACGGTGAAGCGTAACGCCCGCCAGGAACTCATCTTCGAGGTTGAGGGTGAGTCGAAGCCTCTGACTAAAGAGGAAATGATTTTCTTGCCCGACGTGCTTCGCCCTGGGCATGTTCGTGGTGTGTCCCGTGTTGAGGCTTTGAAGGAGAACTTCGGTCTTGCGCTCGCCCTGGAGCGGTTCGCTGCAACGTTCTTCGGTCAGGGAACAAACCTGGGTGGCGTTATCGAGTTCCCCGGCAACTTGACGGCTGAGCAGGCTGAGAATCTCCGCAACTCGTTCGATGTGAAGCACAAGGGTTGGAGGCGCGGTCACCGCACCGGAATCCTGTCTGGTGGGGCAACGTTCAAGACTACGCAAGTAGATCCTGAGGGCGCTCAGAGCATTGAGGCTCGTCGCTTGGCTGTGGAGGATGTGGCGCGGGCTTTCAATATCCCGGCGAACATGCTCAACATCCCAGGAACAACAACCTATGCGAGCGTTGAGCAGAATAACTTGCAGTTCATCACCCACACTCTCCGCCCGATTGTGCAGAAGCTGGAGGGTGCTTTCACACCGCTGATGGCTCGTTACCCTGGTGGGGAAACAGCGTTCATCAAGTTCAACCTTGACGGGCTCGCACGGGCTGACCTACAGTCGAGGCTTTCCGCTTACAGCACTGGGCTCCAGGCTGGCTTCTTGACCATCAATGATGTTCGTCGCCTCGAGGACTTGTCCGACATTGAAGACCCCGCAGCTTCGCAGGTGCGTGTCCCGTTGGCGAACATGAACATTGAGGCTGCTGACCTTATCGCTGACGAGAAGCGCGTGAAGATGGCGCAGGTCTTGGTGTTGTCCGGTTACGACCCGGCGGAGGCTTTGGTCGCTGTTGGTCTTGACCCGATTGCTCACACTGGTCTTGCTTCGACACAACTTCAACCGGTGTCACAGATTGACCCCGAAAACCCGAGCGCAGTCTACGAGGTTGACTAGTGGCTATTGTGAATCGACAAGTCACTTGTTCTAACACGACGGCTCAGCGGATTGTTGGGCATGACAACATGCCTCACCGAGCTGCTTTGCACAACGCAACAAAGTCATCGAACGAATACATTTGGATTGCGGGAAGCTCGGCAGCTGCTTTCTCGACTGCTGCGGGTATGCACATTGACCCAGGTCAGACTATTTACATTGATTTATCTCCCGAGGATGAGTTGTGGGCGACCTCGACACCTGATGGGCTTGAGGTTCACGTTTTGGATATGAGGCGAAACGACTAATGCCGTATTTCATCACGGATCGTCACCCTGACTGCCCTGCATGGTCGGTGGTGAAAGAGGATGGGGAGCTTTTGGCTTGTGCTGAGTCGCAGGAGGCTGCGGTGGAGCAGATGGTTGCTGTGTCCCTTGCTGAGGATATGGATCCTGGTGGAACGTATGAGGGTGACGAGTTCAAGCCTGCAGCGGAACGGTCTGAGGATGTTGAGGAAGAACGCCAAGTTGATTTGAACCCTCCGGCTTATATGCGTGCGAGTGCCCGCAGAGGCCTTGAATGGCACCGTGAAGGTTTGAGCGGGGATGGTGTGGTTGAACGTACGATCCGTGAAGCTCGTGCCATGTCTGAGGGGAATGTGACGGCTGACAAGTGGGTTCGTGTTCGTGCTTGGATTGCCCGTCACCTTGTTGACATGGATGCACCACAGAACACTCCTGGGGATGAGAACTATCCTGGGCCTGGTGCTGTGGCGATGGCGTTGTGGGGCGGTGGCGGTTCCAAGAGGTCTGCCGAACGTGCTTTGGCATACGCTGATGGTGTGGTTGGTAGAATTGAAGAAGAAAACGAAGGTAGAGCGAAGGGCGAAGCTTTGAGCAAGCTAGAAACGCGCATTTTTGAGGTTGACAAGTTTGAGGTTCGCGAAGACGGCGACGGTATGCACCTTGAGGGGTATGCGGCGCTTTTCAACTCTCGTAGCGAGAACCTGGGCGGATTCACTGAAACTATCAAGCCTGGTGCTTTCCGTGCATCACTGAAGGCTCGTAACGACATCAAGCTTCTGTGGAATCACGACACTGGTGCTGTGCTGGGTTCGACCCGTGCGGGCACTTTGACTCTGACTGAGGATGAGCGTGGCCTGAAGGTTTCTGCTGACATCGCAAACACGTCTTATGGGCGTGACGCTGCTGAGCTTGTTCGACGCGGTGATGTGACCGGATTCAGCTTCGGTTTCTCCATGCCCGCTCGAGGTGGGGATGAGTGGAACTCTGAAGGTACTGAACGGCTTTTGAAGTCTGTGCGGTTGCATGAAGTTTCCCTGGTGGCCTTCCCCGCTTACCCTGAAACGAACGGCACTGCCACGATGCGCGGTTTGGACAAGATTGCTAAGCGTGCCGGTGTTGACGCTGACGCTCTCGCTGACGCTCTGCTGAAGGTGGAGAACGGTGAGGACATCACACCGGATGATCGCACACTGTTGCAGACTGTGATTGACGAACTGGCACCGGAGCCTGAGGCTGTGGAGCCTGAGGTGAGTCAGAAGGACTTGGAGATAATTGCTCTGAAGAAGAAGAAGCTGATGCTACTGGGAGGCTACTGATGGCGGACAAAGAAACTATCAAGCGCACGATCCTCAAGATCGCGGGCAACCCTGAGTCTGGCCCTGTGAAGGAGCTGGCTGATGAGTGGGCTCGCGCTATTGTTGCGCTCGATGAGGAGCCAGCCAAAGAAACCCGAGTTATTAAGGCTTCTGAGAAGCGCTAGAACGGGTTCGCCCCTGCCAGGTATTCCACCCTTTCCCTGGTGGGGGTTTTCTTTTTCCTGAACGGCGTGCAAGCGCTGGTTTAGAATTGTCATATCCGATAAGCGTCAACGCTGCGGTAGCTGTTCCGCGTCAACGCGACTGCGAAACCATAATCAATTCCAATTTAGGAGAAACTACTAATGTCCGATTTCGTTAAGCGCCAGCAGGAGCTTAAGGCTAATCTGACCATGCAGATCCGCGACGTCATTGACGGAGCAGAATCTGAAGGTCGTGGCCTTGACCAAGCTGAGCTGACCAAGATTGAGCGCATTGAGGCTGACATCGACAACGCACAGCGTTCCATCGAAACAGCTTCAAAGGCTGAGGAGCGTTCCGCTGAGGTTGCTCTGGCATCTCGCGGTTTTGAGGTTGTTGAGGAAGCTCGCGGTGACGCTGAGATTTTCCGTGCAATGGCCCGCGGTGAGGTTCGTTCACACGAGTTCAAGAACTCTGAGAAGCGTGCCCTCGTTGCTTCCGCTAACACTGTCCCCGTTGACTTCCTTGACCGAGTGTTCAACCTCGCCAAGCTTGTCGGCCCTTACCTCGAAACTTCTGAGGTATTCGTTCGCGACAGCGGCGCTGACCTTCGCATCCCCGTGATGTCCGGTTACAGCACCGCTTCCGAGGTGACCGAAGGATCCGCGATCAGCGAGTCCAACCCGACCTACTCCAGCATCCTGTTGAACCCTGCAAAGCAGGCGTTCATCGTTCAGCTCTCGAACGAGCTGGTTGCTGACGCTGGCTTCGACATCGAATCCAACGTTGCTGAGCAGGCTGGTGTTGCAATCGGTACCCGCGCCAACACTGTTATCCACACTGCAGTTACCGCTGTTGCAGGATCCGGTGTGACCGCAGGAACGACCAACAGTTTCACTGCCGACAACCTGATTGACCTCGCTTACAGCGTTGACGGCATGGCTCGCATGCTGCCTGGTGCTGGATTCATGGTCAACACTTCTACTCTCGGATTCATCCGGAAGTTGAAGGACAACGATGACCGTTACATTTACGACCCAACCGTGGGTGGCCCTTCGACCATCCTCGGAATGCCCGTGTACGAGAACCCTGCTGTTGCAGATATCGCTACCGGTGCAAAGGCCGTATTGTTTGGTCACTGGCCTTCGGTGAAGGTTGCGACCACTGGTCT